GGGTCACCACCACCACCAGAGACTGGAAGGACAGCGGGGTGGACATCAGGCCGAGAGCGGACGGTTCGGAACGGTTCGACCAGTTACCGCGGCAGGCGAACCTTGCAACTTCGGCCCGACTAACGGTCTCTGGCGAGATGCTGACTGGCTCTTCTGCCGGGATGGAAAATGGCGGCCAGTTGAACCCGGCACATTCCCGCTGGCTCATGGGGCTCCCGCCCGAGTGGGACGATTGCGCGGCTATGGTAACGCGATCAACATCGCGCAAGCTCAGGGGTTCATAGAGGCATACATGGAATGTTAGCCGCGCGTTTTGACGTCGAGACCTATAGCGAAGCTGGTTTCATATGGGACGAAGAGCGCGGCAAATGGGGCGCGCCCCCTGGCGCACGCAATAAGGGGATCAGGGCGGTAGGAACCGCCGCCTATTGCGAGCACCCGACGACGGAGGTGTTGACCGCCTCGTATATGCTGCCCGGTCAAGAGGTGAAGCGCTGGCGTCCAGGCGAGCCGCCGCCGGCGGACTTGATGCGCTGGCTCGAACAGGGCGGAGCGATTGAATCGCATAAGGCCATGTTTGAGCGCTTGATATGGGAGAACGTGCTTACGCCCCGGCATGGCTGGCCGGCCCTCAATCCCTATCAACAGCGCTGCAGCATGGCCACGGCGCGCGTCAACCAATACCCTGGCGCATTGGGCGATCTGTCCGAGGTGTTGCGCCTTCCCGTGCCCAAGGACAAGGACGGCAAGCGGCTACTGGATAAATTCTCAATGCCGCGCGATCCGACCAAGAAAGACCCCCGGACGCGCATCCGGCCGCAAGACGATCCGGCCGACTTCGAGCGGCTTTGTGCCTACTGCGACACGGACGTGATTGCCGAAGACGGCGCCGCGACCCGTATGCCCGAAATGACGCCCGACGAACTGCTGTTCTGGTGGATCGATCAGGAGATCAATCACCGCGGGCTAGGAATCGACCGCGCTGCCGTGCGCGACTGTATCGCCGTGTTGGAACAGGCGCACGCGCAATATGGCCAGGAGCTTCGCGACCTGACCGGCGGGATCGAGCCGACTCAACTTCAGCAGTTGCAGGGCTGGTTGCGTTCGCGAGGCGTCCATATGCGCTCGATGGACGCCGATGCGGTGGATGCGGCCCTTCTCGATCCGTTCATGCCGGCGGACGCCAGGCGCGTCCTTGAGGTGCGCCAGCTACTTGGATCGGCGAGCGTCAAAAAGCTCTATGCGATGGAGAATCAGGCGTGTCGAGATGATCGCCTGCGTGACCTTCTCCAGCATCACGGAGCCCGTACAGGCCGCCCGACGGGTGAAGGCCCTCAACCCCTCAACTTGCCCAAGGCAGGCCCTCCGCTGCGTCTGTGCGTCGCCTGTGAGGCCCCTTTTGCGGAACGGCACATAGTTTGCCCCTGGTGCGGGACGATTGCCGAGAACAAGCCGGGCAAATGGGCTCCGGAGTATGTCCAGTCCGTGCTTGACGTCATGTCGTGCCGGAACCTTCAGCTAGTCGAGCACTATTTCGGCGATGCGCTCTTGTGCATTTCGGGCGTGCTCCGCGGACTCTTCGTGGCGCGCGACGGTTATGAGCTCATCGCGTCGGACTATAGCGCCATTGAGGCGGTGGTTATCGCCATGATGGCCGGCGAGCAATGGCGCATCGATGCATTCCGGGACAACCTCCCGATCTATTATTTGAGCGCGTCCAAGATCACGGGCACACCGCTCGATGTGTATCTTGAGCACAAGGCGCGGACCGGCGCGCATCACCCTGACCGGCAAAAGATCGGCAAGGTGGCAGAGCTCGGGCTTGGTTTTGGGGGTTGGCTGGCCGCCTGGCTCCGGTTCGATGACTCCGGGACGTTCACCGAAGACGAGATCAAGGGCCACATTCTGGCGTGGCGCGAGGCGTCGCCGGCAATTGTCGAGATGTGGGGCGGCCAGCACCGCGGACGTCCGTGGGATCGTGACCGTCGGCAAGAGTATTATGGCGTCGAAGGCATGGCGATCCTAGCCATTCTGCACCCTGGCGCGACGTTCGATTATCGCGGGATCAAATTCTATATGCGAGGCGACGCGCTGATCATCCGGCTCTTGTCGGGGCGCGAACTTACCTATCACAATCCGCGCCTAAGCCCGTCGCAACGTGATCCGAGCGAATATGCGATCACCTACAACACGTGGAACAGCAACCCGCAATATGGTCCCATGGGTTGGGTCACGATGCAGACCTATGGGGGCCGGCTGACAGAAAATATCGTCCAGGCCACCGCACATGACATTCAGCGCCATAGCATCAAGCTATTGCGTCTCGCCGGGTATCCGATGGTTCTGCACGTCTATGACGAAAACGTCGGCGAGGTGCCGATTGGCGCGGGGAGCATCGAGGAATTCGAAAGGCTCATGATGGTCATGCCCGAGTGGGCGCACGATTGGCCGATTCGCGCCGCCGGGGGTTGGCGCGGTCGGCGCTATCGCAAGGTGGACTAAAGGTCCGCCGCGATCCATCCGAGCTCTTGTTTGATCGCCACGACAAGCGCCGGATTGCGGCCGGCCGCCTTGTCTTCCCGCGCCCATTCGCTTTCGAGCGCGCACATTTGCGCAAAGGCATAGCGGGTCTGTTCGGTCGGCTTGCGACGGCCGCGCGCCCACACGGCCAGAAGCGGCCCCATCACGACGCCCCGCTTGCACTGGACGTTGTAGAAGCGTGTCTTGTGCGCGGGCGTGCAAAAGACCTGGCGATGGTGTTTGCGGGCGAACGAAGCGCCACACTCGGGGCATGTGTTTTCCATGCCCAAAGCGTCTATCGTATTATACGCACCGCCGTCAAGCCATACCGAAGGCGATGTAGTCAATATAAAGGTCTTGGACCAGCGTGCCCCACTCCTGCGCCCACAGAGTGCATCCGGATGTGCTTATGCTGCCGTCGAGCACATAGACGGCAAAAGCGCCATTCGTGCTATTGAGGGGCTGGTTGCGACCGATGGGAAAGACATACGGCGTGCCAGAACCGAATGCCTGGTCAAAGGATACCGAGCCGCCATTGCCTGCGGCCCCCGTGATATTGCCGACGTGCAGCGTTCCGAAATTGATCAAGAAAGCGCCAATCCGAATATGCCCTGCTGAATTGAGGTTCGGGATCGTTCCGGAAATGTTGAGAAGCGCCAGGACTTGCGAAACGGTGAGGTCCGCCGCGTCCGCCGTGCCGCCGGTATTGTTGCCCTTGAGGGTCGCCGCGGCCATTTGCGCGAGCTTGGCGTTGGAGACCGCGTGCGCCGCAAGCTTGGCCGTGGTCACGCTGCCATCCGCCACCGCGTTAAGCACCGTCCAGCCCGCGCCCGAGGCGTTGGGGTCCGTCGTGTTGTTCTCTGACGTGTTGAGGTAGAGGAAGGAATAGCTGTTGTCGATTAGGATCGCGCCCTTCGGGTAGCCCCCGATGGTCGTGGCAAAGGTCGAGTCAAAGGGAACCGGGCCGCCGGCCGCAAACCATTGGTCCCATGACGTGATTTGATAGAATAGCCCGTTGAAGTCCTTGCCGGCCGGCGGAATGCCCCCGCTGGCCGCTGGCGTAAAGCAGACGGGCGGAAAGCCTGTGTCCAGCGCCGCGCGCCCGGAAGCGCCCGTTGTGGCCGGGACGGGTGTCGATATGTATCCGCCGCCGGCGCTATGCGCGAACGGTGCAGCAAATTTGACCGGAATGCCCGAGGACTGCATGGTTCACCTATGGGGTCACGACGTTAAACGAAACGCCGGCGGGTTGCGGAAGGGCTCCCGAGCTCTGCACGATGAAGAGCTCAACAAGCGACAGCGTGAACAAAAATTTGAAAGTGAAGGTCATGTCGAGGTTGTCCACGACGTAGCAATTGCCCCGGCCGGGAAACAGGTTCAACAAGATTTGATTAATCGACGGCGCGGACACGACGCAGATATTGGCCAGCGCTTTGGCTAGGATCAGCAGACGGAACGCCGAATCGTCCAGCGTAAGCGGGATGGTCGTCGCCGCGCTGGGCGTGTAGAAAATGCCTTCCCCAAAATCGTAGGCGTTCCACCGCCCCGCCTCGCCGAAACCTAGATAGACCTGGCTGATTTGCACGACACGCGACACGCCGACGATGCGACCCCATACGTCAAGGCCCCATCCTTCCGCCGTGTCCACATTCCACGCCATGTTGTAGAAACTATTTATGTTCGCGGACGGGTCTATGTAAGCATTCATATTCTGGATCAATTGATTCAGAATAGGGCTTGCGCCGTATTGCGAAATGATTGTTTGCTCGACGTCAATCATGATCAGACTAGCGCCACAACAATATCGCTTGCGGAGATTGTGGGGACTTGATTGATCGGAACATCGACGTATGTGCTTGACGGAGTGCTTGTGCCGATCTGAAGGCTAATGATTTGAGCCCAGGCCCCGAGCGCTGCGACGGGTTGAAAAAAGCGAAGCGCCAAAATCTCTGAGCCAATTCGCGCCCGCGGGCCGCCGTCATCGCCCGCAAAAGCGGCAATGATCGCGTCCTGAATTTGGTCGAGATAGTCGCCGGGAACCGCCGGGCTGTTGCGGATCGTCAAACCGAATTTGATGGGGAGCGACGTCGGACGCTCAAAAGTGACGGAATATGTCGGGTATGGGACGGCATAGCCGCTCCGACTGTCCGTGACCGTCACGGTGGTGTTGCCATTGTAGGCGCACCCGACGGACTTGCGCGACCATATCGCCGTTGCCACGTCGAGGTCGGTTCCGCCGGCCACCGACGCATAGAGGGAATGGGCCGCCACGCTCACCCCGCCAATGGAGATTGAACCCGCCGTCACGTTTTCCGTGACATAGGCGTCGAGGACGCCAGGGACGGCCAGTATGGCCCCGAGAATGGACGGGAGGGAGCCTAGCGCATTGGCCGCTACGCTTTGCTCTCGACGCGCTTCGAAGGCCGCACGCCCCTCCACGTCGGAACCGAGCACGCCTTCCGTCGCATTGGTAACGCTGTCCCATCCGGGAATGGCTTGATAGATCGTCGAGAGCGCCCCGACGGCGCACGGGATCGCGCCGGTGGCCGTGCAGACAAATTGAATATCGACCGAGCCGCCGGCCCCTATCGTTCCCGGCCCCGACGCGGCATAGCGATTGCCGCCCGTATCGACGGCCAGCGCGCCCGTGGGGATCACGACGCCAGGCAGTCCGGTGCAAGTGCCGATGACGACGGTCGAACTTGCCGGGTTGCGCGTCAGAAAGTAGATGCGGCCAATGGCGTCCTGAAAGCGACCGTCCGCATAGGCCGGGTCAATCCCGTTGGCGATGGTCAGGAAAGCGTCGTTTGCGTCGGCAATGATGGCCGCCGTCGAGCTCGCCAATTGTCCTTGAGGCGTTTCTAGCTGAGTGTTGAGGTTGCCCCCGAAGGCCGTGTTGTAGTCGGCCAGGACGCCCGCCAGAATCGCCGACTCCGCCGGCGCGACGAAGCCGCTGGCTCCGAAAGTGATTGTGGGGACGCTGGTTGTCATGTTGTGCCCACGAAAATGACGGGTAGGCCGCTGCTACCCACGAAAGTGATGACGCCTTCGGGCGTGCCAACGAAAGTTAGCACGCCCCACACGACTTCGCCACCGAAGCGAGACGACGCGGCGGCGCTTGGGGTCATGTACGAGAATTGAATTTGGCCGGTCAGCCCGCGATTGTTGATCGCATTGAAATAGACTTGCGCCGAAATGACTTCCGGAACCGTGAGCGCCGCCGTGACAAACAGTTGCTTGATCAATTCGAGCGGCGTGTTTTGCCCGAGCACTTGCGCGAAATAGGGGACGCCCTCGCCAGCGTCATACCAGAGTTCGCCAAGGAACAGGCGCACCGCGCTCGCGACGTCTTGCGCGACACTGTAAGGGTCCGACGCCAAAGCGATATTGCCTTGCACGTCGAGAACCAAGTCCCACGTATTGCGATCCAGCAGAAGCGTTTGCATTCAAACCCCCGTGACCTTGGTGGCGTTGCTCCCGTCGCTACGTTTGAGCGCCAGGCCGCCGGCCCCGCCTAGCGCGCTCGAACCCGACACGTCGAGATCGCCCGTCACCTTAAGATGTCCCACAATGTCAATCTCCGGAGCGGTCAGCGTGACCTTGGCTGTCGAGGTCAAATATGCCCCATCCGCGGCCAGATGCAAAAATTGTGTCGCCGCACCGTTGAGCAAACCGCCTAAATAGATGCCGTCGGCCCAATCATATCGACGAAACGATCCGGGCGGCCCTGGCGCTTTTGTCGCCTTCACGGCGGAAATGTCGTTATGACAAAACAGGCATAGACCAATGTCGCCGACTTGCGGGTCAATGATCACGGCGGACGCGCCGGCCTGAAGCCGAAAAAACGGGAGGTCGTATATTGTCCCGTGCGCGGTCGTGTTGCCCTGCCCGTCGATTTGAGCGACAAGCGGTTGCACCGCGACGCGGGTCGCCGTCGCCTCTTTCACCACCGCCAGGGTTGCCGTCGCAAGCCGGTTGATGATTTGCGAGATGATGAATTCTTGCACGCCGTAATCTGACGTCGTCGATTCGGGACGCTGCTGGCCGATGTAGCCTTGATTGCTCATAGGGCTTCAAGCCTCCCACCGATGTTGCAGAACCATTTGCCGCCCGGCGTTTCGCTTTCAAGCTCATAGGTCAGGTCGTATATGGTCCAAACCTTATTCGCCGGCGTGACGGATGATCGCAATTCAAACTGGCCGTTGAATGACAGTCCCGGATTGTAGAGCGTCGTCACGGCGACGCCCTGATCACTGAAGCGCGGATATTTCACTAAGCCCGTCTCGGGCGAAATGACCGGGATCAGGCCGCCGCGAGCCGAACCCTTCGGCCAGATTTCCACCGCGTCGCCATTAGGGCCGCCATTGGTGAGCGCGAAGATATTGGCGTCCCGGCAAACCTTGCGAAGCTGGTCAATTGACGTGCCGGGGAAATAGCTAGGCCCGAGTCGCACCGTGACCCCGTGGTTAACAAAGGGCTTTCCCATGGCCGCGGCGATCTGAGCGCATATGGTCGCCACGTCGCCGCCTTGGGGAAATGACGCCGGCGCGACGGGCTTTGTGAGATCAACCAGGCCGTTGAGCGCCGACACAGTCAAGGCGACGTTGGGCATGTTTTCAAAATCGGCATATGCGCTGTAGATC